TATGCGAGGTCAAAGCCCTGGTAGGGACCTATTTGACGTCCATTCGTCTGATGAGACGGATGAGGCCAATGCCGTGCGCCATTAGGCGTTCCTATGGTCTAGATTCACTGTAGCCCGTGTGATAAAGGTCGGTACAAAAACCGATCCTCACGAGAAGTGAATCTAGTCAAGTGCCACTGGCTAAGGAACTGCTACCTCAAATGAGGAGGACAGTTGAAAAGCCTGATGTCACTCTGGTCTAGGGTTGCAGAGGAATCTGCAGCCCAATGCTGCACTAGCGCCACTTTCGACATTAAAACCGTCGAAAGGCGAGTCGAACATGAGGGGTTATCGTTTTTAACGATAACTCTACCTGAACTTGGAAAATCTACCCAAAAGTGGATAGACCAAGGAAAGGTCGGTCCTCAACACGCCTTTACCAAGCGTGAAAGTCTCCCCCTATTTCTAGGAGGTTTCTTTGACCGTGTGTTCGACCGGAGCAGTGGCATGTTGCTTGAAGAACCATGTATAGATGCAATCATTGCCATACGTCAACTAACGTTGATGTTTGGCAAACTTCTGATTCCTTGCACCCCTGCGAGGGAGCGGAAGGCTATACGTGGTTATATCAAGTGTGAGCAGGATGTCCGGAAGTTCGACATGGAAGTTAGTCAAAAAGACCTGATTAACTTCCGACGTATGTCGAATTTGCTTTTCCGAGATGTCTTTACCCAGATGGATAGAGATATCTATTATGGAGAGCTTCTCCCGAAGCATGGTCCTGGTTCAACAGCAGATGGTCTTACCAGCAATGGTAAGTATCTGATGAAGACCTGGACTAGCCGACTCGAGGGCATATTTCCAGCCCACGAGTACTTGATTCCAAATTACCATTTTACGGGTGATTTGGATCAGGTGAACATCCTCGAACCTGGTGCTGAAATACCTGTCAAGGTTATTTCAGTTCCTAAGACGTTGAAAACGCCAAGGATAATCGCAATGGAACCTGCGAGCATGCAATATGCTCAGCAGGCACTCCTTCGCTGTTTCCTTTCAGCTCTGAAGAGAGATGAACTGCTCTCTCAGATGATCGGATTTGATGATCAGTTCCCTAATCAAGAACTGGCTCGTC